AAGCTACAGCCGTTCTCATACCTTGCTTACTCCCAAAAACAGATATGCAACGTACTAGGCTGGTCTGACAAGCTATTGAACAATGATGAGGGGGCGAAGTATGACAACATGGATGCTGCCTGGAAAATGTCAATTTCAAACCGCATTGCGCCCGATTTAGGTATATACGAGGATGGGTTAAACAATTACTTCTATCCAAGATGGAAAGGTAAAGGTTATAGCGTTAAGTTTGACGTGTCCGAACTGCCCGAAATGCAGCAGGATATGAAAGCATTGGTGGAATGGATTACAGCACTACATGATAGGGGAATTATAAATGGTGATGAGGCTAGGGTAGCTACTAAGTATAGCGAAACTAAGTTACCCGAAATGTTGGTGTATGGTGTAAGAACAAATAATCAGCAAAATAACCCTCCGGCAACCGAAATGTAACTTTGTTGTTACATTTAATTTAATTACATATCTTTACCACAACAACTACACACATAATGATAGGACTGTTAGAAGAAAAAGACAATATTGGTAGCGTTAAAGATGTTTCTTTGTCGAATCGGACTATTACAGGATATTTAGCGCACTTCAACTCTGTTGATTACAACAATGATGTGATAATGCCCGGTGCGTTTACCAAAACGCTTATCGAGAATAAAGGCCGCCAAAGGTTTTTAAATTACCACAACTTCAATCAACCTCACAATAAGTTCGATGTTCTTAAAGAAGATCAAACGGGGCTTTATTTTGAGGTTAAAATGGTTCCTGGTGTTTCTTATTCTGAAGATGTATTGAAACTTTATGATGCAGGCGTTTTAGAAGAACAGTCTATCGGGTTTCATGTGGTTAAGAAATACACAGAGGTTAAATCTGGCACGCGTCAAATACAAGAAATGTTACTTGCAGAAGGTAGTAATGTAACTTTGGGCATGAACTCAAACGCTAAATTTACAGGTTTTAAGAGTTTTACGCCTCAAAAGTGTACCGATCATATAACCAAAATAATGTCATTCATACGCACGGGGAGTGTTACAGATGAGACATTTATACAACTTGAATTAGGATTAAAGCAATTACAGCTATATTCATACGAACTAGGTAAAACAGCACTCGAGACTAAGGGCGAGCCGGAATCTTCCACTCAAATCAAAGCAGAGCCGCAAGCAATAGAGATAATTAAATTATTTAGAGAATCATTAAAAAACCATTAAAGTGGAAGACTTAAAAAAAGAATTAGAAGGCTTAAAGACTGACATTATGCAGAACTTTGAGCAAAAATCAAAAACCGATATTCAGTCGGCAATCGACGCATTTGAAACAAAATCAAAAGGCGTATATGATTTAGAGGTGAAGAACCTGCAGGCTGAGTTCGAGAAAAAATCAGACGCAATGCAAGCGCACTTGGATAAGCTGGATCTGAAAATTAACGCTCCCGGGAGAACAGAGGGTAAATTAGAGGTTAAATCCTTCAATGACATCCTTGCTGAGACCATCGAAGCGAACGCAGATGCTATCAGAACTTCTAAAAAAGGTATGGCAGAACTGAACTTTGAAATGAAAGCCGTTGGTGATATGTCAATCGGTGCTAATTTCCCAGGTGCTACGCCGTTTGTTCAGGAAGTGCGTAACCCGATGATTGAAACGCCTTACAATCGTGTATGGCTTGCTGATTTGCTACCACAGGGTACGTCTAGCGGTAATTCAATCATCTATCCGAAAGAAAATGGAGGCGAAGGTGCTGCTGGTCTATGGTTAGACCCTGCTGTTGATAAGCCACAAATGGATTTCGATTTAACATCACAATCAGCATTCTTTAAATGGATTGCAGGTATTGTTGTTGTTGACCGCGAAATGTTAGACGATATCCCGTTCTTGACTTCATACCTACAGAACAAAATGCTGATCAGCCTTAAAACCGCTGAAAACTCATTTGTATTGAACGGAGCAGGCGGAACAAATCCGGTTCAGGGCTTGCTTGCTGCTGCTACTGCTTATGACGGCACTTACACTGCTGCCGTAGACAGGATCATCGATTCAGGTTGGGGTCAGATTGTAGAAGATACGTTTGATTTCTATCAGCCTACAACTACTGTGTTAACTCCACGTGACGCTGTTGCTGTAGGGCTTAACAAAGCTGCTGGTTCAGGTGAGTATGACTTACCAAACGGATCTGTTGCATTCGCTAATGGTCGTTTGACTGTTGGAGGTTTAACCGTTGCGCCTACTACTCAAATCGGAACAGGTAACTTCCTAACTTTTGACCGTAACGCTGTTATGTTTGTTAGACGTATGCAGCCAGAACTGCGTATGTTTGAAGATGCAGCACTAGCACGTAGAAACAAAGTTATGTTCCGTATTGAGGAACGTGTTACAATGGCGATTTTTAACAACCAGGCTTTGGTAAAAGGGGCTCTAGCTGCTGTATAACCTATTTGTTTTCATAAGAGATGCCTCATCATTAATTTGGTGGGGCATTTTGTTTTATATTTCATATATTTGATAGTATAAACCCATTACCATGAAAATACAATTCTTAAAACCTCACATGTCATTTAAAGAAGGTGATACCGTCGAAGTGACAGATGAACTAGCTAACTACCTGATTCGGGTTAAAGCGGCTAAGAAATACAAGGTTAAAAAGGAAACTAAGGAGTTTAAACAGGATTTAGAAACGAAGTAAGATGAGCATAGCAGAAATAAACGAAGCCATCAAATCAGTAGACAGCAATAAGGTTTCAGATGGTTATCATACGTTTTTTGATTTGTATGAATTTAGGAAAGTATATAACGCTGCGTTGTTTAATGAATGGTATTTTAGCGGTAAATATGAAGTTCACAAATCATGGAAACATAATGATGGAGAATTAGCGTTTGGTGGGGGTTGGTTTATTGTTGTAGCGTTATTGCCAACAGGACAAATAAGCAACCATTATGAAGAAAAAGATTGGGATTTGTTTAAATGTAAAGAAGTTGATAAAGCAATATATGAATTTGACGGTCATACTGCCGAAGATGCATTAGAAAGACTTAAATCCATTTAACTATGCCACTAACATCATACCTTGATATAATACCTTTAGAACGTGCTAAAATGTATCTACGCATTGACGATCCAACTGAGGCGCATCCCGATGATTCAGAGATTGAATCAATGATTAAAGGCGCGTTCCGGTTTATTGAGCGTTATATCAATCATATCATGTATGCTAGGGATTTCACGGGACATACGGGTAGGATCTACAACTATCCATTGAATAGCATAACAGGCGTTAATGAAGCCGATTTAAGCCACTACTACCAGCGTAATATGGATAAGTGCGGTATATCCGGTAGCTATCCCGATACAGTTGATTACAACGCAGGATATTTGGAATTAGAAGATGTACCGGATGATTTGATACAGGCAGCTTTGCAGATGTTAAAGGTTTGGTATTTTGAGAGCGAAAAACAGGTTAATAGCACACTGATTCCGATTAGCGTAATGCAGTCACTTGACCAGAATAGGAGGTTTGTATGATAGCCAGACAGTACTCAAAGCAAATAGAAATATGGCGGGTAACCACAGAGGATGACCCTTATGGCGGTTCTGAAGTGATAGAAACGCTCATTACAAAATCTTGGGCTAAACTGACTACTAACGGCTTAGGCAACAAAGCTATTGATATGGGTGTTACGCAGTTTCAAGACCCAGTATTGTTTCAGGTAAGGTTTAGACCGGATGTTGAGTATAGTGGTAAAGACTTAACCGTGCGCTATCGTGGGGATACATTCATCATACAAGCTGTTAGGGTTGTGAATGAATGGGACAGGGAAGTGGAGTTATTTTGCGTAAGGACAGAAAGAACGATACGCACGCCATCTGGATTGCCTCTATTTGTTGGGGGTATCCTGCAGGATGATGGGATATTGGTCGACAGCGAGGTGTATGACCTGTCAGGAGGTGAGTTTGAGCCTTTATTCGTTAACGGCTTTTTGAATAATAATGGGATTTTAATCAATGAAAATATTTATAATTTAACATAATGGCAGCACAAAAATTACCTAGTCAGGCGACAGGAGCAAACATAAGGAGCGCAATCGGTAACCATGCTGATTTGTTGGATGATATAGCGTTAGAGTTAATCAGCATCATATCACAAATAGCCGAAAAGCTAGATGCAGATCAGGTACAGGCTTTGATTGATGCCTCTGGGGGTGGTGGCGGGTCAA